ACTTGGACTCTTTACATCTCAGTATTCCAAAAAGCAAAAAAGGGGCAAGGCCATAAGCCCTGCCCCAATTGACCGCGTTGCGGATGCGTCGGCTAGATGCCGTACTGGTAGATCAGCGTGGAAGGCCGCAGAACCTTGACGATGCCAGTGTTGGCGATGTAGGTCGCAACATAGGCACCTTCCTGAAGGCTGAGCGGGCCACCCATGCGCTGAATGTCCTGAAGGATTCCGAAGTTCACGAAATCATCGTTGAACACGTAGGAGGTAAGCTGCGTGGTGCTGTTGTGGCTAGCACCGCCGATGGTCTCACCCCAGTACGGGAGCGGGACGATCTCAGGCGTCTTGCCGTTGATGCTGATGCCGTAATACCGGGCCTTGATCCAGTCGAGGATGGTGGTGAATGCCGGAACGGTGCCGAGAGCGGAACCGAGCGGCAAAACCATTGGCTGCAAGAGGTAATCCCACTTGCTGGCCGGGACCAGGAAACGGTCGGGGATCGAATCGGGAGCGTATCCGGAATTCGCATACGCGAGTTTGGCCGCGCCCTGGAAGTCTTCTACAATGGCCATCGGGGTGGTAGTTGCACCAGCCCATCCACCCGTAGTAGCGCTTCCAGCTTGCTGGTTGACAACGCCGGGAACTACCGAATTCAGCAACCCCTGATTGGCTTCCACGCCCCAGTACACGCGATTGTCGAGCGTCTTGTTCCAGTCCGTACGCACTCCCTTGTCGAGAATGTCGTTCGGACTGCGGTTCGCTTGGGCCAGCTTCAGGGATTCAATCAGCGGGATACGGATATTCACCTGATAGGGCTGGGTGGGGTACACATCCTGCGAACGATTGAAATTCAGCGTGCGAATGTTGTTCGAGGATGTGCCGGTCGTGTTGGGGGAGGCCACGTTGTTCGGCGAGAACACGTTCACGAACTGCGCCGTCTCAGTGTCAACCCATCCACCGCCGTTCATCAGAGGAACGTCACGGAACCAGGTATGGCCCTCAAGCGGCATGTGCAGCCGTGGGTCAGGCTTGTTCAGTTCCGACTGGAGGAAAATCTGACCCGTTGCGGAGGCGTCCTTTGCCCCGAGAAGATTGCCGCCAGACCCGCTCATGCGCAACGCCAGAAGGCTGCGCATGTAGGCGGATTGTGTCATGCCTGCCTGGGCGCATACTTCCGCGAGTGTTTCCGATACGCCTTTGCGCTGCCGGCTGAGATACAGTTCGTTCGTGTTCATCGTCTGTCTCCAGTGTTACGGGATGAGTCTGTTCAAAACCGTTACTTGCGCAGAAATCTGGCCCGTTGCGGGGTCGGTCGAGAGAACGCCGGTCGAGAAAACGATGCCGTTGGCCAGCGCTGTATTGCCGGTCAGGGAGGCACCTTCGATGGAGCCAACCTTGCTGTTGGGATAGCTGCCATTGAGCGCAGTGCGGATGTAGACAGGCGCACCGGCCCCGGCGGGAGTTCCGTAGGGAACTGCAACCGTGATAGTGCCGCGAACCAAGCCATCGCAGGGCTGACCGGCAGCATAGAATCCGCTGTTGGCGATTGCGCCGCTGGAAAGGTTCGGGTAGACCGTGTTGGTCTTGACGTTGGCCAGCGCGAATGCAATGTTCGTTGTGCTGGTAACCGAGGAACTGTCGGTAACGATGTACGCCTCGACGCTCGAATACGTGTTGTTCGAGTTCAGAACCAGCGCATCGCCAAAGGACGGAACCTTGACGTCAGCCGGGTTGACCAGACGATTGGTGACTACCGGGAAATCCGACTGCGAGATAGAGCCAATCGGACCTTGGATGAGTCCCGTTACGGGAATGACGGCTGCGGGCATGGGATGCTCCTTCTGTTACTTACGAGCCGCGCGCGCGGCCTGGTATTCGTTGTACGCCTTCAAGCCTTCTGCATACGGCTTGCCATTGAAGAATGTGAACATGGCCGGTTCCGGTTAAGAGTCGTTAACGCCATCTGAGGAAACGATGCGAGTCAGCGAAGCGAACGGATCAGTTCCGCCCTTGATGGATTCGGAAAGCTTGAGGTAGGCATCCTTTGCGCCCTTGTTGCCGGACTTGGCAACGGCAGGACGTAGAGCCTTGAGAAGGTTAGCGGCGTCACCAGTCGAGAAGTCGGATTCCGCATGTTCATCGGGCGGCAGTACAATCGCGCCCTCGGCATCCTTTTCCGCCTTCTCGTCTTTCTTTTCTTCATCTTCGGCGTCGGTCATCTCATCGTCGCCGAATTCGTCAGCATCCTTGCTGCCCTTTTTCTTGTCCTTGGCGGCGTGGGCTGGCTCCTCTTCCTCTTCGGAGAAGAACTCGTCCAGCAACTGGCGAAGCTGCTGAATCTTTGCGTCCTTGGCTCCCTTGCCATCCTTGGAGCCTTTCTTCTTGTCCTTGCCGCCAGCGCAATCGTCGCACCGGCAACCCTTGGGATGCTCATCAGCGTCCTTCTCCGCCTTCTCTTCTTTCTCGGATTCGAGAGCGGCATCGACGATCTTCTTGGCTTCTTCCGGTTCTGCGTCTTTCAGGGCGGCCTGAAGTCCGAGAGCGACCAGCAAACGATTTGACATTGTGATTCTCCTCAAACTCGATTTCGGGGCTGAATCCTTGATTCCCACTTCCGACCCCGCCCTGCCCTTTGGAACGATGGCAACATGGTTACCGCGAATCTTGCGCTGGACATATCGGCCATCGGCGTCCTTGCCCAACTCAAAAGTATATCCACAGGATACATCACGCACCCCATCATCTACTTTTACGTTCAGATCAGGGTGCTTTACATGGAGGTCTGCCAGGAGAGGCGTCTCGCCGTCATCCATCGGAGAACCCACGCGGATATTCTGCGCATGGCCCTTGCTGGTGGATTCGTATTCGTCCAGCGCATCGACCAGGATTTGCGGATCGGAGGGATGTTCATCTAATACGGACTTGCCCTCAAACGAGGCCAAAGTCTCAGGCGCGGTGACTTCCTCAAGTGGCCGGTATACGGTCACAAGTTCATCGTCTCCGATGCCCCACTCTGGTTTATAGCCGGGGTTTTTCTTGATCTCGCGCCCAAGGTACTGCTGGAATCCGGTACGCGCAATCGGTACATCTTTGTAAATCCGATAGCCTTCAGGGGTTTGGAACTGGTGTTCTTTGCCGGGAAGCAGGCTTGCGTAGTAGCTCAGGCGACCGCTTGGAGCGGGACTCGCATCGACGCCGCTGATCTTGTGCGCGTTGCGGCTGGCATAGAAGACAGACTTCCCGCGCTTGGAACCATATTCCGATTCCATCGCGCGGATAATCTTCGATCCTTTAGCGGTCAATGGCACGAATTCAGAGTATCACAACCTGAAAACGTACTCCTATTGGAATGTCTGAATCGGTCGTCAAGAGCGTTTCTGCTCTATTGAACCAAAGTAGTTACGGGAGATTGAAGGGACGCGTGTACGTCTCTGCGCCGGGATTGCCTCCCCATTTCTGGGCATAGTAGAGCGTCCGATACGGGAACATTGCGTTCACCTGGGCGGAGATGAGCGGGTCTGCTTTGAGTGTTTGCGACGGCTCGTGATAGACGGGTAGCGCGGTTTCGATCAGTTCCCACCCGCGCAGCTTCATGCGATAGTACCAATCACAATCACTTGCGTACCACTGTAGATTGGTGTCCCACTCTCCTGCATCCTCAGCAGCGTCCATGTTGATCGCGGAGAGCGCATCGTAGTTCGTGAATAGGACTCCCCATTTGCGACCGGACTCGGTGTACTCACGCGCAAGCCTGAGTAGTTCAGCACAGGTGCCCGGCGCGGCCACGGCGTCTGAGTGCATCCATATGCAGATCGATGCGCCTGCGTCTCGTGTCTTGTTCAGCATGAGGTTCATGGTCTGCGAGAACGACAGCGGAACCGATGGGCGCATGTTCCAATAGATCCGCACATCGTCGCCCGTCTTGGAATTGTCAATCACCATCGGATGAATATCCTTAGCGCTATCGACCGCCATCTTTAGCAGATCGGGGCGATTCACGTAGGGAATGAAGGCACGATGGTCGGTCATGCAATCCCTTTCCGAAACCACGCCTCAAAGAACTGCCAGAGATCAGTCCAATCGAGTCCTTCTGTTAACCCGCAATCGAAATTCTCTGGTTTAAGGCGAGGGTCAAGCATTGCAAGCTTCCATTGCTGCGCGTCAAATACAGGGCGCTTAGATGCGAATGCACCATCGTACCGGAATGCTCTGGGCTTTATTTTCAGTAGAGGATTAAGCCATTCCGCTGCTCCAGCGTAATCACCGTGAATGCACGGCGTTCCGCAGGCCAACGATTCAAATATCGGGAATCCGAATCCTTCCCCTAGCCCAATCCCAAGCGTCACATCGCACGCGGAATATGCCCACGTCATCTGCTCATCGCTCAGCCGGCCAGTGGTGATGATTGCTCGATTGGCCAGTCCGTAGTCATGCAGCAGCGCAGAGATTGACCAGTAGCGCTCCAGCGCGTCCGTGTGAATCCAGATTAGCGTATCGCGCTCTTTGGTGACCATCGACACAGCCTCAATCGCCGTACCGTAGTCCTTTCGCGCCTGGTTCGTTGCCACTATGCCCACGAGGAATTGATCTGTGCCGATGGAGAAATCCACGTCTGGCCCCAGAATCAACTCGCCAAACTTGCGCCGCGCCTTGTCTCTCCCGCGTGGTTTCCAGATGGCTGTATCGATACCGTGGGGCAAAGCGTCGATAGTCTTGCCGTCGCCCAGTGTGCGCTCGATGATGCGTGCCGACCATTCGCTGTAGGCTAAAACACGGTCAAAACCCGACAATACAACCTTAAGCAATGACGAAAGCCGGTCATTTGGCCCGGTGGCGTCGATGGCGCTATAGGTCCATAGCTTGAACGGTTTGGTGGCAAGGAATTCGCGGAGGGCCACGTTCGGGCAGTACTGCTCTGGATTTGTGAGCCAGAGAAGCCGGGAAGCATCCCAGATGCAAAAAAGTATCCCCTTTCCATCGCCCGCGAAGTCGTTCCATGCCGCTGGCAATTCCTTGACTACCCAGTTCTCCATGCTCTGAATGTGGTAATCCGGCCAGGGGATGTTACGCGAACCGATACCACCATAGCCAATTGTCGCCACGCGGAACACGTCCGGCATGTACTCGTGGATGCGCTGCGCCAGATCGCGGGTGATGCGCCCGAGGCCAGATGAACTGGTTACGCTATCGGAGAGGATGAGTAGGGGAATTGGCTTCATTGCGCGTCCTTCAGCACGTCCTCAATGATCTCCCGCAGCAGCGAACGCAGTGGCTTGTTGAGCGCCAATGCACGCTTACGGGCGATGGCCAGCGTGTCTTCGTTGACGCGGATGGTGACGGGAGTTCCTATTTTTCGCATGATGCCTCGATTTCCCGCACAGCCTCATCGATATTGACAAGGTTCGCGCTTTGGTCTTCAGCCGCGTGGAGTTCCTTGCAATCGCATCCCTTGACGAAGCAGCGACCTCCGCTAAGCGAATAATCTCGCAGTCCGGTCGTTAGCATCGCTGGAACGTAGTGCTGATGAATGGGGTGCCCACATCCGCATCCGAGATTTGCAAGCGTTACTGGAGTACCGATCTGGCGCATAAATTCCTTTCGATTAGGAGGCCCAGGCCGCGTCAGAAGCTGCGAGAAAGAATAAGCGCATTCGGCGGCGGCCCAGAATGAACCTGAAACCAGTGTACTACGATTCGTACTCTTGTCAATGGTATTGTTTTCCATAGGAGGCCCATTCCCTCGGGAAAGGAGGGTGATTGAGGTATACGCAACAATGAACTACTCTTGAATCCTCGCCCCACTTCTGAGGCGCTGGGGTTCCCTATTCCCCTAGTCGGCCTGTCTCACGACAGTTTCCCATTGGACGCGGACGTATGGGCCATCGCTGGATTCACTACCAGCCCGGAGCCGCGAATTAGTTTTGATTTTTCTTGGATTCATCCCCGTGCGGTGTGTCGGGGTAGATGATTTGTATAGCGCCCTTTTATTTCTCAGAACATCACGGTAGGCGCGGAACCAACTGCCATCAGCAAAACTATGCGAGTTGTGCAATAATGGTTTCATTGTTGCCGCACAACAATAATGACTCACGGATATTCTTAGAGTCAAGCACCCCCTGGATAAAACCGGGGGGTTTGCTTTTATGGGAATCATAAGAGATATATCAGACAGAAACACAAAGCCGCCCATTTCGGACGGCGCTGTGTGCTCTGGTACCTTCCGCAGTCTCCTTTCATGTTGAGATTTGGATGAACTTTGCGCGGGTCATGCGCGTGATGCTGCCACGGCTGTAAACTCGGCACGGCCATGTAACCTCATCTAAATCAATGATTGGCACTCCTGTGCATCTGCAATTCGGCGCGTGACCGGCGTTGTATTTCCCAAGCGTGGACCGCTGGCCAATCAGGGCTTCAGGCGATGGAGGATCACTCCAGTTCACCAGAATCATATCCATCTTGCGGTGGGATAGGCGCACGCGAGAATCTTCACTCGAAAGCCATTGATACCATTTCACGCCAAGATTCTCCGACCGTGCCCGCGTGATTGACTCGGCTGCGCTCGATACCTCCGTTCGCGCCAGCATAGCAATATGACTGCGCGTGATGGCAGGGAAGCGTCCGCGAATGTCCTTGGCGATGGTCTCGGCCCGCTCCCCGCGCATCTGCCGGGTTGCAATCTGACTGGCCAGCGTTTGCGCCAGGTCCTGCGGCATGGAGCGTATCAGAGCAGCGTGTGTACTCACCAGTGACCGCACAGACGCGCCCACAGGCCCCGCCATTTCGCGCCGCAGCAAGTCGTATATGCGTTTGCCTTGTGAAGACTTCGCCGCCGCCTCACGCCAACTCTGTGCGTTCTGGACGGCTATCTGTGTGACCATGCGCCGAGCCAGGGAGTCGGACGCCTTCATTACCCTCTCACCTCCACCATTGCCGAGGAACGCGAAGATGCTCTCAAGATCGGCGTCATGCGGGAAAGTGCGCAGCCATATTTCCATGAGAGCATTGAGGGCGCGTCGGTATTCTTGCTCGATTCGTTGGGGGCGGTGGAAAGCTGGCATATTAGCCCCTTATCCGCTTCCATGCCCGCTCAAACCATGAATCCTTGCCGCCCTCTGTCTTCTCGGCCTCGGTGTCACCGTGCTCTTCACCGAACGTCTCAGTGCCAGCGCGGGCTTCCGCTTCATCTACCTGCATGGGAGGCTGTACCTCATCGTCCGCCGCCTCGATCATTTCATCCGTCACATTGGACCCAAGGCCCGTTTCTGCGCTGGCTGTCTTGATTTCGCGCAACGTGGTCTGCCTTCCAAGCACACCGGCATTGTAGTAGCCGAGTATGCTCTCGCCGTGGCTCTTTGCTAACTCCGCCTTTTCCTTGCTGTTCATCGTGCGGATTGGCGCGAACGCATAATCCAGATCGTCGGGAATCTCGCCCCAGGTGGACATGCAGATGATCGGAATCAGCTTGTCCATCAGCGGGCGGTCCTTCTGCCGGCGCTCCTGGTCTGCCGAATCGTAATAGTTCTGGAGATCACCCTCGTTTGACTGCCCAAGGCCGGTCTGCGTGTCGCCGAACAGCCTTGAGAACGGATACCCAGCCGCCCCACACAGCGCCGTCATCTGCATCTTCATCACTTCGGATAGACCACTGAAAGAGTAGGAGTTGCTGAATAGTTCACCCTCTTCGCCGAGCGCCAGAATACCGTTTGTGGAGATTGCTTCTGATACCGCCGTCATGCGGGCAGCATAGTCCACAAGCTGCTGCTGTGTCAGGTTCAGGCCGGAGAGCATCTGTGCCAGCATCGGCTCTTTCATGGCCAGCACGTTGGCGCGGGCGATCAGGTCCGATACCGCTGCCATACCGTAGTCGTATCTCTGTTGCTCGTCAAGAATTGCCTCGACCTCGCTCATGCCCCAGTACGTTTCGATCTGCTTCTCGAACAGCGGCAAGTCCCGGCCCAGGAACCGAAGGCACCGAGAATGATGGACGCGCAAGTTCTGATTCGCTTCCGTATACACATCGTAGTACACAGGTAAGCCGTATTCGGTGGGGTGGTCCAGATCGGTGATGAGTGCGGAGCTTGGCGACATGCCAGACCAGCGGTCCACTACGATCATGCCGCGATAGCTTCCCGGTTCCACGTCCTCAATCTTGAGCGGCTTGGACAGGTCATTGTCGCCCTTGAGGATGATGATTCCCAGTGCCCCGCCGAACAGCCTGCCCCACTTGCGGCCCTCAATGTACTTCTGGAGCGTGCCCGTCTCGGCCACCACTTTATCGAACGCGCCAATATCCTCCGGCGTCACATCGCAGAGCAGGGATGGGAATGCCTTGAGTTGGTCCTGCGGCTTCACATCCACCACTTGCCGGATGATCCAAGAGCCGCGATACATGAACACAAGCTTTTGGTAATCCAGCGAGATGCGAAATGGGATGTGCCGACCGGCGTTGACGGCGCTCGACGTTCCAAAGCCTATGTTCGCCGCCTGGTTCGCGTAGACATCGCCCACTCCTGCGTTCTGGTTTGGTGCCTGGAGGCGCAACCGTTCTGCCGTCCGCTGCTTCGCCGCATTCAATCGCTGCTGTGTGCTGGCCATGTGAATAGTCTACCGCATTGCATGTATTGAGGTACGCATCGGAATACGCTAGCCCAGCCGATACTTCGGAATGACCTTGCACACGCCTACGCGCACAGCGTCACAACTGTGGTCATGGTCCTTGATCGGCTGCTCTTCTCCGCGCTTCGCAGCCTTGGGGTCCCAACTGTAGCCCTCATGCTCTTTGATGGTCATAGGGCAGTGCTTGGCGTGAATTTTATACATGCCGGACTTGAGCGCCATCGAGGTGCGCCGGATGCCCTCTAATACTTCGTTCTCTCCGTTCTTGACGTGGTACCCGCGCCGCACCAGTTCGAGCTTGAAGCTGGCCGCGCTCGGGTCCACCACCACCACGAGGCCGCGATGCTCAGGACCAACGAACGCATCAAAGTCTTCTCCATATTCTGAGTCTGTTTTCTGCCGCCGCTCTTTGGCGCTATCCCAATAGAACTCCCGCTCCTGGTAAAGCGTCTTTCCGTCCCCGTAAACGTCGAGGAATACGCAGGGATTGATCGTTCCATAGTCCACAAAGACGTAATGCTCTGCGGGGCTGGTGAGCAGCGCAATTGGCCGGCTATCGTCGTCGTACTTGCAGTTCGGCCCCAATACGTCCCGGTAGATGGACGATTCCGCAACAACCCACTGGCCCAAGATGTACCGCTGATAGAACACCCCGGAGTACATGTTCTTCTGCGCGTCGATGTACTCAGCGCTCAAGTTTGGGTTGTCATCCATCGTGTAGTGTCCCGACCAAAGCAGCTTCTTCGTCCGCAGAGTGGGATTGTCGAGGAATTCGGTCTTGAGCCAGTGCATCGGCGTTGCAGGGTTTGTGGTCCCGTACAGCCGCGCACCATCTGGCGACATGCGGGTGAGCAGCATCTGAAAGAATTCCTGCGGCATGAGCGTGATTTCATCGCCCACCGCCAAGCCCACGGTAAGCCCGCGAACATACTTCTCGCTGCCTTCATCCTTGGCCCCCATCACCAGCCACGTAGACCCGCACAGACGCAAGAGACCGCTCTGGTGGTTGTACGTGTAGTTGGAAGGGCCTACGAGGTTGAACAGGTCATTCAGGACGTTGTTGAAGATGGTCTGCTTCGATACGCCAGTAAGAACCTTCCAGCCGTTCACCTGGTACCTGCAGCCCTGGAGAATCTTGGGATGGAGCGCCCATGTTTTCCCTGACCGAACGCTGCCTTCGAGCAGGTTGATGCGCCGGTCTAGTTCGAGAGGGCGGTAGGCGAATTCCTTGAGCCGTGGACCGAAATTTAGAATCGCCATTTCCGCACCGTTTGTTACCACTTAGTACACATTACTAACTCTTTTGTTTTCAGTAAAAGGTGTCGCCGATTCCGAGGGTGACACTTTTCAGAGAGATTCTCAATTCAGAGAGAATGTTTACTATTCCGCCAATATTTAAACCTTTTAGAATCATTATTCCTCTGATTCCGGCTCTTCCGTCTTCGGCATCTCCTGGTATTCACGGCGGAATTCGGAGAGCAATTCGGCTAACGGATCGCTCGTCTGCCTCACTTCCGACTTGTCGGCTTGCCCTAGAAACTGCTTCCCGAGCCATATCAGCATCGTGGGATTGCCTGCAATGGCGACCTCGAACTGCTTGCGCCGTAGACTGGCGTTCCGATGCTCGCGGCCCGCCTTCATTATGCCCTTGAATCGCCGCTCGATTGTGTCAGGCGAACAGTCCAGAACTGCACCAATCTCCGCGTTCGACAGACCGATGGATGCCAGTTTCTTCACCTGGTCAGGA